GATGTCTTAGCAGCTATATCAGATGTAAAGTTTGCAAAGTTTTCTAGTTTGCTTTTTTCTCTTATCTCGTACTTACCTTTAGATTCATTCCAAACTCTTAAATTAAACATAGATGCAGGTTCCATCAATCCGGTCTCCAATAACTGTGGAGAAACCTCATCAAATAAAAGACCAGCATCTTTCAATGCACTTTCAACAAAAACATTTGAATCAACTTCAACACCTTTAGCAGTTTTTAATGTCATGTTTTTTAATTGGTCATTCATATTCCTTATTTGTACAGGCCCCCACTCTACATAATCTAATAATCTCTGAGTAAAGTTTCTTACCGCAGAACGAGGGTTTACTCCAAGTTTGGATATGAACTCGAAACCTAATAAAGACCTCATTAATGCCCTTGTTTTCGGACTTATATCGGTATCCCCATTAGAAGCCTTATGTAAGTCTGTAATGTAATCAACTACGTTTTGACCATATCCTTGAGCAGAACCTTTTGTTTTGAATATACTTTCTACTCCAGATAAAGACCTAAGAAAATGAGCATCTGTAAAAGAAGTAAAGTTAAATCTATTAACATCTGTAATGTAACTATCAACAACATTCAAAAAATGTTTACTATAATTGTAATCAGATTCTTCTGCGATTCCTTTAGCATGCTCACTAATATCTAATCTAATATCATTAGCTATTTCAATAACTGTTTTAGGTTTGTCTTTTATATATGGATTAGCTGCGTTCTGTAGGTCATCTAAATGAGGCATCATCTTCTGCATAAATGGAGCGCTTAAATCCCTTACATAATGTGGAAGGTATCCAGCCTTGTATTTAGGCATTAGTTGTTTTCTTAATTTATCTTTAACATCTTTTAATTCTTCTACAGTTTTTTCATCTCCATTGATTTTCATTCTTTCAATAATAGAATTAATCCTTTGGTCTATACCATTTCTAAGAGATTTGTACAAGTCTTCCATCATAACATCATATTGCACAACTGCTTTATATAGTTCTGGTCTATCTTTTAGAGCAACACCATTTCTATCTTTAACTACATTAGCAATCTCTCTATCCGATAATGTTATCCTCGCTCTACCTTCATCAAGTTTTTTAAGTAATTGTTTAGAAGAAGAGTCTCCATTATCTGCTTTTTCTTTTACCATTAAATACTTGGCTTCAGTTGCTTCTTTTAAACCACGCTCGACAACATCCATGAAGTCACCAAAAGATTTCAACTCACCATCAGTAGTAAGTTTATTAATTTCTTTTTGAATCTCAGTTACTTTAACATCGTCACCATCATTTACTGCTTTAATTAAATCATTGTCCAACTTTGTCATCTTCTTTTGAGCAGCTCTATAACCTAGTCTGCCAATAAGACTGTTGATACCAGCGTCTTTTTGTAAAGACATAATAATTTCTTTAAATCTATTCCTATCTCTTAGTTCGTTCTTTCTAAAGAAGAAACTAGAGTTTTGCATATCTTTTAAGTATCCACCAATTACAGGGTCTTTAGCACCATAGTGAGATGTTTGATAAAAGTATTGAGCAAATTGACCATCAATCTTTCCAGACTTTATATTCTTATTTAACGTAGCAAGGGTCTTTTTAAATCCATTTAATCTACCCTTTGTTAATATCTCAGAATTAGTATCATATTTCAATGTGTCTAACTCAACAAGAAAATCTCTTTCAGCTAATCTAAAAGCAGCTTCATAAGGATTGTTCATTTGTTTTTTACTATCAGAAGACTTAGCCCACTTATCTATAGTGTTTAATAATTCTTCATAATAAGGGTTTACTATTTTACAATTAATTGAAGCCATTATGTTGGACACTTCCTTAGTTCTATCATTTCATCTTTTAACCTACGAAGTCTTTCTTCTCCAGACTCAGATACCTGTTGGTCTCTTTTAACATTTTCGACAAGAGAACTGGTCTCTTTCATTTTCTTTAAACTATCCATCCCTTGTTTTGCAGACCTCTCTAAAGTAAGATTTTTAAAATAACTACTGCCACCCATCAATGCATATACTGGGTTACTCATTAATTTATTAGTTAATTCTGGTTTTAAGTTACCCTTTTTTAATCCTAATCCAATTGTTTTTTGAGCAATGTCTCTAATGTCTGCATCCATAGAGTTTCTAGCGTGTAGATAAGATACTGGATTAAGAATGTTATTGCTCATCATTAAACTTTGCAAGTTACTCATCTGGTCTATGTATGTATCAAACTCTTTAGACTTACCAGCGGCATCCATAATATCTTTGTAAAAACTAAATAAATGGTCATTGAATAACCCGAAACCATTTTTGATTCTATCTCCAGTCTTAGTCCATTCAATAGTACCAAAATCTCCAAATCTTTTTTCAAAGTCTTTATGAAAGGATGGTAGTCTAATAGCATCATATACTAGTTTTTGACTCATACCTGGCCCATACTCATAAGCCATTCCTATATTCTCAGAAGTCAATGCTCTTAAATCGAACCTTCTATCAAAGAACCTTTGAAAAGCTGCTTCTGTTGTTTGCACATAAGACAAAGCAGTCTTCGCTAATTGTTGAACTTCTGGGTCTACTACATCTTCCCCAAATAATTTCATCTCCCTTCTAGATGCAAGTTGAGTTAAGAAATTTAATCCTCTTCTATATCTAGATGATGGGTCGTATCCTTCTTTAGCTTCAAAAGGAACCGCTATTGGGTTTCCATTGAATATTCCAATTTTATTTTTATTTAAAGTTGGTTGCATAAAAGCCCATAAAAATTTTAAACCATGTTGATTGACACCCCTCATTAATAATGTACTTTCTATTTCTTGATATGTATTCATATCTGGGAATCTTTCAAGGAATTGTTGTTGTTCTGTGCTAAGTGATTGCCTACCTCCATACTTCATCAACTCTCCAAGATTGTCTTGGTTTCCATAGAACAACTTTCTGTATTGTTTTATATCTTTTAATTGGTCTAATGCTTTAGGACTTAATCCAAAACTATCATCTCCATTTATTAAAGGCATAAATCTTTTTATCTGTTCTATTGTTGAGTAGTAAATAGTTCCCTTTTTCATATTGTTTGTATTTACATCAACATACTCTATGTTTTGTAAGTCTTTAGACGATTTACTTTTTAAATACTTTTGACTTAAAAAACCACCAAGTTCTTTTTCTACCTCAGATTTCAAAGTATTAATCTTTTCCATAGCAAGTTTTTTCTTAGCCCAAGCCATGTTTTTATTATACTTTACTTGCATAACTTTTTTATTGAGGGCTTTGATTAAATTAACTTTTTGATTTATGCTTTGAGCAGTTTTGAAAACATTTGATTTTAATAGATTAGTAGCAGTTTCTAATTCTGTGTTATTCATTCTATTATCAAAAACAAATTCGTCATACCAATTATTTAAATATTCTCTTGCTTGACCAGTTACACCTTCAACTCTTGTTTCTTCAAAAATATTAGCATCCCAAACTTTATGCAATGTTCTTTCAATAGGAGAACCTCTTTTACCTTCTGTAAACTCTTTAGAGTTTTTTTCTACTGCATTTGGAAACATTCTTTCATTAGCAGTTACTTGCCACTTTACTGTACCGTCTTCGTTCTGTCTGGGTTCGACTCCAAACAACTCATTAAACTCTTTACTGGTTTTCCATCTGTCTTTATTCATTGGTTCACCATCTTTGTTTAATGTATAATCTTGGTATTTATTTCTCAATCTGTAATACAATGACTTTCTTAGATTTCTATTAAAAGAAAAGAACCTATCAGAAGCAGCCATTACATCTTGATAAGAAGTTCTCTTTTGCTCACCACTTTTCTCGTAAACAGAATCGCCAGTTACTTGTAATAATTTTCCATACTCTGATAGCATTTCCCTTATGATTGCTTTATCTAAAGAACTTAAATCATCTGTTTCTTTAAATTTTCCATCTACATCATCTCTAATTAATTTTTTAAATATTCTTACTCTTTTTCCGTTTGATTCTCCTTTTTTGGAAACATCATTATTAAACCCAATGCTTTCAGCTTTAGTCATTTCTCTTAAATCTCTAGAACTTTTAGATTCATCTAGATTTGGAAATAAAAAATCATCTCTCCAAGAATATATGTCGCTTGATATTTGATTGTTTAAGTCACCTTGACCATCTATAATATATTGAGTTTCTAAAGCAGACCTTTGATAAAAGTCTGTATTGTCATAGTCAATTACAATTTTATAATCACGACCTTCGTATAATATTTTAGACTTCTCTTCACCTTCCATAGCAACATCTTTTGCTTTACCATCAGCGCCAACAGGAACACTTTGACCTAAATTTCCTAAGTAATTTAACATTCTAGGAACTTTTTGAACTAAACCAATAGACGACTTATACAAATCTAAAGCTGCTGACATTTTCTCAACTGATTCATTTTCCATAGTAGAGTTCATGTTAAAATTAAAATTAGCTTTTCTCATTAAAGCTGTTGGGTCTACGCCTTGTACCCAGTAATGAGAAGTTCTTTCAACATGGTCAAACATATTCTTTCTTTCAGCAAAAAAGTAATCTGCTTTGTCTGCATCATAATCACCTTCAAATACATTGACAACATCAAATGCATTAATCATCATAGAATTACCATATGTTTTATCTAAAAATCCTTTCAAACCCATTAAAGATAAGTCATTCGGTCTAGTTCTTGGATTTCTTCTTACGATAATACCTATTTGAAGATTAGGTCTGTTATTTTCTAATGCTATTGTTTCAATAAGTTCATGGAAACCACCTAAACTTATATCCACATCAAAACTTCTTTGAAAGTCTTCATCAAATTCTCTACCTATTTCATCTAAAGTAGAAACTTTTCCATCTTCAACAATTCTTAATTCATAACCTTTACTTATCAATGTTGCAAGATTCATATCTGCTTCAAAGGCGGGTAACATTACCTCACCTCTTTTAATAATATTACCAGCATCATCTACTAATGTAGGTTTTAATCTAGCATTTGGATGAGAAGGAGCTATCGGAGCTTGTATTAAAGAAGATTGACCTCCATATCTTTCTGAATGTTCTTGGTCAAATTGATTAGTGACAGACCTTTTATTATTAATAAGAGGGTCTATGTATACTCCATATATTTTATTTTTAACTATGTTTTCACTATAACTCATAGGGTTAGCATCTCTAGTTAACCCAGCAAAAAAACTCATTCCATTTAAATGATTTAAAGATTCAGTTCCGTCTACCATAGAAACTAAAGCATCATCTCCAAATTGACCTCTAATCCATCTTCTCATTGCTATAGGGTCTTTAACTTGTTGTTGAGCATTCCTAATAGACTGTGTAAGTGGTCTTTCTATTTCATCTGCAAAATATCTACCAGATTCTTCATTATTTGCATAATTCATATCTGCATGAGACCTTTTACCATTTGGCATAACAACATCTTTTTCTGGTTTAACACCAATAGACTCAAGACTTAACTTTCTTAATTGATTTGGATTTGTCCTATATGTACTTATATCACTCCATTCAGCATCGTCTATCATAGAACCTTCAATTGGATTCATTGCTTTAGTTCCACTTGCTGATAAAATAACATCTACGTTTGTATTTTCAGGTCTAGAAAAGAACCCATCTAATTCTTTAGCATAAACAAATAATGTTTTACCCATTAACAAAGGAGAATCTGCTCCACCAGAAGATATAACTGGTTTAATAGGATTTCTAGAATCTGGTCTATGGCCCATCATAGTATGCAAATATACCATCATCTCTTCACTTATATAGGCAATACTATCAAAAGAAGATACTTCTTTATGTGCATCTCCTATCATATTATCTATATCAATATTAAGATTTTCATCGTCTATATATTTTTGAACTTCATCTCTTATATCAGCACTCTTATCGTTCCAAACAACTACACCAAACCCATCTTTTCTTAATCTATCTCTCAACACTTTTGAAATTTGTCTATCTCCAATAGATGCATAGGAATCAGCAACGTCTAGTATAAACTCTTTATCATATGTAACAAATTTCTTAGTATCATAAAGTTTTGTTCTTCCAAACAACTTAGGAACATCTCCTTTTCCATTCATAACATCAGCAAACAAAGCATCTCCATCACTACCAACAAACATATCTTGTATTAATAATCTTCTTAATGCTGCCGCATAATCAACTGGAGTAGCAGTTCCATCGTTTAATACTTTTTGTATATTTTCTATTTGTGTTTTTGCTGGTTGATTTAATGGACTTTCTGGAGTATTGTATAAATTTGCAAACTCATCAAATGTAGATATAATTTTATTGAGGTCTGCATTTTTAATTGCTATGGGACTTAGATTAGGAGCTAGTCTCATTACCGCCATTCCAACTTCCCCATTGCTTCCAGTAAGGGATTCCCCATCTATTTCTTGAGCCACTCCAATTACTCTGTTGAATTCATCTCTTAATCCATTAATTACATCTATAGAATTTTGAGGCAAGTTATCATTGTCGCCAAATATATTTACTCTTCTTCTTTGAACTCTTCTACCATCTTCAGTATAAATAAACGTATTAACAAAAGGGTCTATGTTCATGTACTTAATATCTAAACTCTTGAATAGTTTATCCATTCTGGTATTTTGTTTTACTTCTTTACCTCTTGAAAGTCTTCCGTTCTTATATTCTACAGTTTCTATTCTTGTTTGATTCATCCTACCACCCAACAATCCAACAAAATCAGCAACCATAGCAGGTTTCATTTTATTTCTACGTTCTCTAGGTAAATCTGAAAACTTTACAAAATCTGTTTTAGCTAAATTTGGAACATATAATCTATCAAATACACTTTCTAATACTTCTACTCTTCTTGCTCTTTCAACACTTTCAAATTTGTCAAATATTAAATCATTAAACGCAGATTCTTGTTGTTCTGGTTTTGTTGGTTGATTATCGTCTATCCTATACCTATCAAAAAACTCTTGAAGTGTAATGCCTTTTATATAATCACCCTCACCAGAGTCAAGCATTTCTCTATCTCTAGAATTCTTTTCTAATGTATGATACATTTTTTCAGCATATTCTGGAGTAACACCGTATCTATCTAATCTTCTACCAAGTTTTTCAGCAGTCATTTCATTAAACTGTTCTAAGTTAATTTCAAACTTAGTCTCGCCTGGCTTTAAAGATATAATGCCAAAACCATTTAACCACTTAGCTATCGTCGCTTCTGCGTGGGGACCTCCTTCTTCTGCAAATTTTCCTAATTGGTCTTGCAACCTAGAAGAATTTGGAACATCTGTACTTCCTAATATATTCATAAATTCCATTAATGTTGCTTTAGCTGAATTACCAAAATTAGGATTTGAACCAATATCGTAACCAAATTCTGGTTTTAAAGAATCATTCATTAATTGCAACATTTCTGGTTCTGTAACTAATACTTTATCATCAGATATAGATACTAAACCTTTTGAATTTTTTTGTATCTCCCTTACTCTTTTATTGTACTCCAATATAGTATCTTCTGAAACTCCACTTACCAACTCAGAACCTTGATTCAATACTTTCTCATCAATAAGTTTTAAGGTAAAACCAGAAGTCTTTTGACCTGTTACATCAACTCCAACTGAAGCCATGCCAAGACCAGATAGATTCATTATTCCATCAACGTCTCCCATAGTAAGGTCTGTTCCTTCAATCTTATCTCTTATAGCAAAGTCAACAATGTGCTTATGCATCCACATAGGCATCTTAGATTCATTGTACCCATACTCACTTAATTTATTCATCAATACATCAATCTTAGAACCATCTACAAGAGGAGGGTCAACATTAGTTCTTTCATAATTTCCAGTAATTGATTGTATAGCAAGAACCCTACCTAAGAATCTTTTTCTTTCAGCATCTTTCTCTGGGTTGCCAGTATCTTTAATTTTTATTTGACCTACGTTTTCAACAAGTAATGGATTTGTTACTCCTTTTTTATAACTAATTAATCCAGAATCTCTTAAATGTGTAAGTAATGTATTCCGTTCTGCAAACTCTGGTTTAAATATGTCTGTTATTCCTTGAGCGCTTCTTATAGCGTGGTTTCTTAAAACAACAAATCTGTAATCATTAAAATTATCTGCAAATCCAAACTTACTAGCCATAGAACTATTGTCTGGAAACATCTTATCTATTTGATTTTCTTCAAAAAATATTCTTTCATGTATATTTTTTACACTACTTAATTCTTTTAATATTACTGTGTTTCTATCTGGAGCTTCATGAACTTTGACTTGAGCAAGTTCGTCAGACATATATATAATTGAATTTAATCCATCTATACTTTTATATAATGCATCAACAGCTGCTTGACCTTCTAGTCTTTGACCTGTTTTAGTTCCATCTACAGTTAACCAACCTATCTCTCCATCTCTAGCTTGATTTATTATATCGTCACTAAGGGTAACGTGTTGGGGAACTTTTAACTTTGACGTTTGACCATCTGCTTCTTCAATGATACCAAGTTCATCTACATTCTTTACTGATGCTATAATGTTAGGAAAGTTTTGTTCAAACTCTTCTGTCATCTTCAATGATTGTGTATCAAGCATTTTCTCAACAGAATTAACATTCTCTAGATTTACATCTGGGTTTGCTTTATTAAAAGCATCTACAATCTTTTTAGCAGAATCTACTGATATATTATCAAGTGGTTTTTGATATGCTCTTATGCCTCTCAAGTATCCATATATCTGTTCAAATGCTACATTTTTATTATCTACAAATCCAACACTTGCAACATTGTCTGGTAAATTAACATCAACAGCTGCGTAATCATCTGATATAACTCCTTCAGATATAGCAACGTCAATAACATCTAAGTTCTCTTTACTATGTAATGGATTTCTAAGTCTGTTTTCTGGTTGAGATAACGAAGGTATTTGACTTAATTGGTCTGGTTTAAATCCGAGTATTGCAAGGTTTTCTCTTGCTCTAGTTATTGAATTTGCATTTAAGTCAAACTTGTTTGGATTAGTTCTTCTTTGTATATAAGCACCTATTAAGAAATTAGGAAGAATATCATTAGCAAAATCTAAGTCAGCATTGTTTGCATACATTTCGTAAAATGCTTGAGAGTTAAACAACATACCACCTAACATCATTCGAGGCCATACTTGAAAGAGGTTTTGAGCTTCACTTCTATTTGCCCATTTTATAATCTCTCTTCCCCACTTCTTTCTTTCTGATTCAAGAAGAGACCTCATTGCTCCAGCAGCGTTTTCTTTTCCAAATTTACTTTGAAACTCCATAAGAGTTTTAGATGAACCAAACTCAGAACCTATATTGTCACCCATAGAATCCAATCTAATATTATGAGTTTCGCCTTTGTAAGTAACTGGTATAGTGCCTAATTCACCATTTGCTTTTCTTGATTGACCTATATATCTAGTAACACTAGCTAATTCACGCTCACTAAGTTTTCCATATGGACTCTTACCAGTAAAGGCTGCCTTAACTCCAATCTTCCAATCTTTATACCAAGAAGATGCTTTACCTTTTGGATTTAAGAAAGATAAAGATGAAAAAGCTATACCATTAGCTACTCCCCATAATGGAGCAGTCCAATCGTATTCATGGTCTTCTATAGTAGTTACGCCTTCAAATACTGCATCTATTAATGAAAAAACCATTACGTCATTAGCAGCGTGACCAGCAAACCTTGCAAGTTTACTATCACCCAATCTAGCTATTGCTAAACCTTGAAAGTCTTGTATAGGTCTTTTAAATACATTGACACCACCAGCTACATCTTCTGCTAAAAACATCTTTCTTATAACATCTGCTTCGTCTGCATTTTTGATGATTCCATTCTTCATTCCTAATTCAATGTATTCATCTCTATACTTAGCAACTGCTTGTCCGAACTTTTCACCTTGCAATGCTGGGTCTATCTGTGCTTCTTGTACTAGTCTCTTATATCCAGAGGTAGTTTGTTTAATTGCTTTCTTACTTAAACCTCCAGCTTCACCAGCTTCTCTCATTCCTTTTAATACAGTAGATGCACCTTGTTTTTGAACTAACTTAGGTGCTAATGCAGATGCAACTTTTTGACTTGCTCTTAGTCCTATTTTCATAGGAGCTCCAGCAACAAACCCTGCGAAACTACCAGCCGCTCCTAACCATTTTGCTAATGGGTCTTCAAAATCTAAAAACTCTTCTTCTTCTACAAAGGCGCCAGGCAGACCAAACAATGCACTATCAGCAAGACTCCATAGTCCAACTCCTAATGAGTTTGATAAACTTGTATCTGATTGTCTTTGTGGGTCTGATTCAAACCACGATGGTAAATCGTTTTGGGTAGGTTGAGGAACTGATTGTTGTTGTTGTGCTTGTGGTAATGAACTACTTCTACTCTTTAAAAAACTTTCTATTTGAGCATCAGTAACAACTTTACCTCTTCTAGCAAGTTCTTGTTTTAACTGTAAAGTTAAATTGTCTGCCATAATTATCTTTGTATTCTACCTTGACTATCATAAGCTGGTCTTGTTCCCATAAGTCTATCGGAAATACTAGGGTCAAATTGGTCTGTTGGAACTTGTCTTATTACGTCAGCTGCTCTTGCTTTAGCTACTCTTAAATTGTCTTCAGTAGATTCTAGTTCATTGTCTTCTAATATTTTTTCTGCTAAAGTTTCTATTTTATTAACATTTCTTTCTATATCTTTTACTCTAGCAATTTCAGCAGCTAATCCAACCATAGAATTTCTTTCTTCTAAAGAAGATTCAATCTGTTCATTTAAATCACTTATTCTTTTGTTATCTACTTTAAATCCCTGACGTTTTAAATTATTTAATCTTTCTAATTCAGCTCTGCTCTCTGCTACTTCATCATTTAAATCGTTATATTGTTTAACGCTTTCATCTAATCCAGTTGGTTTGTCTTCATACTCTAAATCATCAGCATCTTTTTCTATAAAAGAAGTAAAATCATCTGCTAGTTGAGTTATTGTGTCTGAAGGTTGAGGTTTAGTATTTTCAAACTCTCTAGCTACCTCATCAGAAAACATTCCAAATCCACTTTGTATTTTTGTATCACCTCTAGCAAATTCAAATTGCTCTTTTAATATATTAGTTTCATCTCTTAATGTTTGTTGAGCTTGTTTACCAACTTGTCTTAATGCAGATAGATTAGAAATTTTATTAAAGGCATTTAGCAAGTTGCTATCAGCACTGCCCTTTTTAGGAGCTGATGTTTGAGACAATACTGTTTCAAGTCTGTTTGAAAGATTAACAATAGATGAAGGGTCTTGAGTATTCTTATATTCCCATAAAGCGGCAGCTATATTATTAGCATTTACATCATCAAACTTTGCTTTAACTCCACCCACTTTCTTACTTTTTAATTGAGTAACGATATTTTGTAATTCATTTTCAGCAGTTTCAAACTCTTTTATGCCAGTAGGTACTAAATTGTAAATAGATTGAAGACCAGAGTTTTTTATAAAATTATCTGCAACATTTAGTTTAAATTGTTTGTTTGCATTTCCAAGCATTTCCATCTGCATACCAAACTCTTTTATTTCAGCTGCTCTTTTTTGCAGACCAAATTGCATGAAAGCAAGAGACTCTTGTACATCAGCTCTTTTGTTTCTTTGATTGTAGGCTATTAATCTTTCTAATGCTTGTAGCGCTGATGACATTTAGAATATTCCTAAAAACTTTCTATTTGCTTGAGCTGATGCAAGTTTTCTTTCTTGTTCTAGTCTTTCTTTTTCTGACCTTATTCTTGCTTTTTCCTCTTCATACATTCCACTAACACTACCTAATGCTTTTCCGTACTGACTCATCATATCTTTTTTTGTATAATCAAAAGAAGTTCTTAAATCTTCAGTTGCTCTATCTTGCATTTGTTCAGCATCACCAGAAGAAGCAAATCCAGTCTTAGCAATTATATTATCAGTTTGTTGAGTGATTTGTTCTAGGTTTTTACTTGCGCCTTGAGATACTTGCTCAAGTTGCATACCAGCTTCTTGAGTAATTAATTGGTTTTGAGCTGCCACAGATTCAGATAGTTTTATCTCAGATTCATTTAATGCTTTTTCTTGTGCATCAATTATAGATAGTTGCTCCCTTGCCGCATCTCTTTGAGCTCCAGTACCTTTAGCTCCTTGATATAACGACAAACCAATTTGAGCTCCCATTAAAGCTAATTGTACATATTTTTCTTCTTTCCCAGTAATTGGATTAATAGTTCCAGCGCCAATCAAATCAACTAATCTTTCACCCTCTTGACCATACATATTCATCAATTGTTTTTCTTGAGAGTTTACATGCCATAAATCTCCTTTACCAGGTCCCGTCTTTGATGTGCGATACATTTCATTATCGCCAAATCTTCCATACTTAGATAAACGATTTTCTGAAAAGTTCATAACTGTAAAGCCTCAAAAGCTGATACACTCATATCAGTACCAGAATGAAATTTGTTTAATAAATCTTGATAATTTTCTCTATCTTTTAATGCTTGACCATAAGTAACAGTTCCACTAGAAATAGATTTGGTAGCATCTTCAAACATAGAAGGAACAGAACCTCCTCCTAAATATTTAAGCATATTAGCTTGAGTAGAAATATCTCCAGCGGCTATAGTGCTATCTCCAAATGTTCCCTTCCCTACACCCAAAGCTAAACCAGCAGTTTTTAAAAACCTATTACCAGTTTGTAGTTCACCTTCTGATTGTTCTATCATTTTTATATCTTGAGCAGTATCTTGATAAGAACCATAAGCCATGCTAGCTATATTTAAGGCGCTTGATACACTTCCAATAGCTTCGTCAAATTGAGATTGTTTTTCTTCTGCTATGAGGTTTGCGAATTTTTTTTGAGTGTCAAAAGAAGCAACATCATACATACTAGCTTTATATTGACCTTGCAATCTACCCGCTGATGAAGCTACTGAGAATAAACTTTTTGCCATAATATTATATACTTTTACTATTTAATTTAATTAACATATCAATTTTATCCAATAGCATTATGTATGCAAACTGTTTGCTACATCAAAGCTAGCAGTTTCTCCAAAAGGTTGAAACATAACATTTGTTCTTGATTTGAAAAACTCATGAGTTGCTTGAGTAGCTCCAGTTCCAGTAACAGCATCATACCCTTTTAATTTTATTTTAATTACCATACTCCAATAGTTAGATTGATGCGAATAATTACTTTGAACTGTATTTGAATCAGAGTACACAAAACTGCCACCAGCGCCTCCAACATTTTCGTGTTGTGGTATATTAAAACTATGTTTTCCATATATTTCAACTCCTTCAACCATAGGAAAAAAAGTATTATTAGCAGGTACACTTAAATCACCAACTCCACCTATTCCACCTACATAATCACCATCTAAATCATTTGAAAATATTCCATTACTAACAATATGTCTAAAGTTATTACCTTCTCTTGTATCTGAATTAGTGCCATCTGCATCGGGAAGACTTCCAGCGTCTCCAGTTATATCGTTTCCTAAACTATTAACAATATCAGTTTGTAAAAACTTAGGCCCAGTAAGAGAGTATTCAAATTGGTGTGTTGTTATAGGTTGAACTTTGTAATACTTTTTAGTAGCATCATTCATTACTGTATGACCATATCCATTATTTATTCTACTTATTAAATGGTATTTTAAAAAGTGTTGACAAGGGTGAGTAACAGTTGTGTACCAATTTTCATTACCAGTTCCACCAAAAAAACCAGTTCCATCTTCCCATGAAGCACCTCCACTTGGATTGTTTATAAAACCATTATTTGCTAAATAAGTTTGAGTTAACGGCCCAACGCTAAAAACAGGCTCATGGAGAGTCATTCCACCTGAGACAAAAAATAATAAAGAATCATAATCGCCCATACTATGTTTTAGTCCAGTTCTATTTGGGTCTTTTGGTTTTTGATTGTTAAAAGGTTGTGTTGGTTTTTGTATCTGCGAACTTTGACCAGCCCAATTTGCATAATAGTATTCATTTGCATCGTCTATATTATCATTCTCATGATGACTAATAACATTAATGTGTAATAAACCAGAAATCATTCTCCTATCTGGAATCTTAATGTACTTAACTACTTCTAGTGGTGTTTTTAGATTTGCCATTATTAACTACCAAAGCTATTATTAAATGATGTTGATTCACGATGAACGCTTAAAATAGAATAATTTTGTTGGTAGTCATCGAATCCACTTGTTTGATGATATTTATCTACTTTATTATGAAATCCATATTGTTCAAAAAGTGTTTGAGAATATTGATTAAAAAGTATGTCTCTATCTGTATTTACTTTTATTACATCCACACCATCTTCTTGTATCGTAACTGCTGTTTTTCCATTGATGGTACAACTACCAGCGGTTTGCAAAGTAAAAGTTCCATTAACAGCTAGCAAGGGAGTAGCAGTAGTTCCAAATGTATACCTAGCAGTACCTCCCTCTTTGAATGTAACAGGTTGAAAATTAAAAACATCTAAAGTAATACTGCCAAAAGCGTCTACTGTAAAGTTACCATCTATATTCATATCGAGGTGAGCAAGGTTATTATCTGCATCTACTGTTGTAATAGTAGTTTCTGCATTTGCTCCAACGTCTATTTTGAAATTATCAGCAGGAATAGAATCGTCTTTTATTGTAATAGAAGGATTAGCTGTATCAAGTTCAATAGTATTATTAACCCCATCGTTGACATAAACATGGCCACCCGATGGTTGTAATACTATGTCTCCACTATCTGCCGTATCAATTGTAAATTTTCCATCTTGGTCATCAACTGACATTTTAGTTTGAGTAACAGTATCACCATCTTTATATAAATATAAATTACCAGATACAACGTCTAAATTAATATCTCCAGAAGTAGTTGTTTGCAAATTTAATCCACCACTACTAGATGTTATAGTCGAACCATTTAAATCTAAATTATCTACTTTGATTTGTGTAGCAACACTATTTGTACCAATAGTTACTGCATCTATCTCACCTCCATTAATATCAAAGTTTGAACCTTCTATCTCACTAGCACCTCCAGTTAGTTTTCCTGTTAGTGTATAAGCTGC